GCGTGGCATGTCTGATGATACTGTCGTTATGGGCTTGTTGCTTTTCTGAGGGCATCGTTTCTTTAGAACCTACAATGAAAATCATTGTGGTACTGCCAACGAGCAGGGTCAGGATTACGAGTAATGCTCGCCGTTCATGGTGATTGATATAAAAAAAATCCTTTAAAAACTTCATAGGCTTACGGATTTTAAGTCTATATGATTGTTTGGTCGGGATTACTGGATAGTATTGACTCCATTCCCTTCCTATAACTTATTGATAATCAATATGCGATATCTGATGCTTTTGACATTATATACCGATTTTTCGCTCCCTTATTTCATGTGCAAATTCCTATAAATTAGTCGGTTGCTACATGAAATAAGAGAGTGGAAAACTCTTTTTTATTGCTGTACGTAGTTTTTTGTTAGAAGTTGAACTTGGTCACGCAGCCATCGGATCTGCTCTGCCTGTTGGTCGAGCATCGCCTTTTGGTTGTTGATGACACCCATCAATACATCAGGGCTACTGTTGATGTTTACAGTTGAGTTGCTGATGTGATGAACATTCGTATTTTCTAACTTTTTATCATCATACTCTTCATTGGAGAGAAAAAAGTCCTCAATTGGTACCTCGAAAAATTCTGATAACCTCTCAAGGTATCGAGAGTCAATGTAAGTTCTACCTTTAAAGTAGGTCGTTGATATATGTGAACTCTGACCGAAGACAAAAGCCACCATTTCACCGACTGTTTTTTTCTGCTCCTTGAGCAGTCGATTCACTAAATCTCCGTTAAACATAACCTAATATCACTAAATGAAAGTTAAATAACACCGCAAAAATAGGATTTTTCTCCCAAAACTGCGGAGTTTCCAATAATTCTTCTTATATTTGCCCACAAATTTAGCAATTAAAATTGAGATATGCAAGAAAATGAAGTTAAAAATGGAGCATTAACTATTGAAGGTTATTACGCGACTCTTTCCAAAAAAGAGAAGAGTCAGCTCATTCAGTTTCTCATGACAAAGTATGGTTTCTGCTACAATACTGTTCAGCAGAAGTTGACTGGCAGGACCAAGTTTAATCCAAGAGATCTCTTGGTAGTAAAAACAGTTATAAAAGAAAGCTTATGGAAAAGCAAGTAGAATTTTTCGTGTCTCCACAAGGAGAAGTGTGTTTTTATGGCCATGATGGCAAGGTGCTCAGCTACAGTACAGAGCATCCGGAAATCATCAACCATATGGCTGAGTTGGTGAGTCGGCTTTACCCGGAGGGGTATAAGGACCTGGCAGACTTATACGCCAAGAGTAAGCCAAACAAACTTTATTTCAAGTTTCTAATAACAGATCGTTTTATCCGTTGCAACCTGGGTTCCAACGATACACTATGCTTCGATGTAGATGGAACCATTCTGCACCTGGAGAAAGTCGATTGCCCTCTCAGAGGCATATGTCCTAGAGAGAACATAATCTGCCTCCCAAAGCTGAAGACTCCTTTCTTCCCTAAAGAGCTTGAGGTAGCAAAGTATTTTGCACAGGGTTATGTTGCTAGAGAGATAGCCCAGATTCTTGGCAAATCTAAGAATACAGTCTCTGCACAGCTTCGCAAAATGACCAAGCGACTGGGGCTGCAGTCGACAAGAGACATCATCAAGGTAGTTCATCAGTTGAACCTATGATTTGCCATCGATGCCGCTACAAGCGCAACTGCATCAATGGCTCCTGGTGCAGTTGCTTTAGGATTTATGTGGAGTATAAATTTATTGTTTTATGCATATTCTATGAGCAGTAAAGATATAAAAGCCAAAATTATATTATTAATCTCTAGATTCGCAACATTAGAGAATAAAGATTTTTATGTGCAGAATGATTATGGCATTTTAGCATACATGTGTATTAATGAAGTCATGGAATATTGGTGGTTAGACAATGGGCAATGTCTGCAGGTATCAAAATTAGATACAATATCCAAGTCAGTCAGATTACCATGGTTTGATATCGAAGTGTGAGGATATGAAGAAGGAGAATAGAATTAAGTTTTGGAGTGACCGCGAAATTAGAGCGGCATTCGACAAGCGGGGGAGCAAATATAAGGGCATCCTCCAGCAGTTGATGATGGAGCGAGACTACGCCTTTCAGCGTCAGATTCGCTACTATGTCAATGTAGACATTGATAAGTTCATGCGCAGGTTATCTTAGTACTTTCTTTTTCAGAAGTTCTAAGTTAACTTTGCAGCACTAAATATAAAGATATGATTAAACAAGAGAACATTGACAGAATTATAAGCGATGTCTCAATTCGAGACGTCGCAATCGATGAAGGTATAACCTTCAGCAAGGAGCGGGGAGGGAAGCTCTGGGCATGTTGCCCATTCCACAAAGAGAACACTCCTTCATTTTTCGTTGATACAGGTACCAACACATGGAAGTGCTATGGTGGATGCCATAGCGGTGGAAATGTGATAAGCCTCTACCGGAAGCTGAAGAATGATCTCCCTTTTCCTATCGCCTGCAAGGAACTTGCAAAAAAATATCTCAATGAAGACATAGAAGACGATTACAAGCCGAGCAAGGAGGATGAGGAGAAGCAGAAAGAAAAAGAGTCTCTGCAGATAATACTCAGCTATGCGCAAGAGTTCTATGTGCAGTGCATACATGAGGTCAACCCTGCAGCAAACAAGGCACGTGAGACCGTCCGCAAAAGATGGGGAGCTGACGCTATTGAGAGGTTCGGAATAGGTTACGCTCCACGAGATGGTTTTATCGAATGGGCTATGCGTAAGGGTCTTGACTTCGACCTCCTGGAGCAGGTCGGTCTCATCGGTATAGGTGAGCGTGGCAAATATGCCATGCTCCGTGACCGATACACAATACCGATCTATGACAAGATGAGCAATGTCATTGGCTTCACGGCTAGAACTATGTCCGATGATAAGGATATATGCAAGTATCTCAATCTTAAGAATAGCCTGGTGTATGCTAAGGACAAGTCTGTTTTCGGCATCAATTTCGCGCAAAAGGAGGCGAGACTGAAAAATAAATTCTACCTGGTAGAGGGCGCACCTGATGTTGTCAAGCTGCAATCGCTTGAAATCCTCAATACAGTAGCCTCACTGGGCGGAGCGTGGACAGAGAACCAGCTGAAGCAACTCTATCACATCAGCCATACGGTCACATTTATTCCGGATGCTGACACGCTGAAGCCAGGCAACGAGTGGCCTGCAGGTACCGCCAATGTCTTCGCCAATGGTCGAGAGGCATTGGCAGCCGGATTCACTGTCAACGTCCGTGAAATTCCTATTGACTATCCGGCACCTAAGAAAGAAGATCCGGACTCCTGGATTGTTGACAGGGCGCATTTTCAGCAGATGAAGGAAGAGGAGTTCATCTACTGGTTCTGCCGCAGAAGATATTGGCCAACAGCTGATGATATCGAGCAGATGACAACAGAGGACCGCTTGAAGGCTATCGCTGATATCTGCTCCCTGCTGATGATGATCCGTGACGAAGACCTGCGCACAAGCTATCTGACCGGATTATGCACTATGTATAAGCATAGCCGAGAATGGAAGGATACGCTGAAGCGAGCTAAGGAGTCGGAACTGAGCGCCAAACAGGAGAAGGAGCACAAGGGTGACATCAAGATGCTTCGTGAGTTCGGATTCACAGAACATGACAATAGTTATTGGGGTACCAACAAGGAAGGAGACGAAATTCAATGGTCCAACTTCAAGTTAAAACCTCTCTTCCATATTCGTGATGATTTCAACCCGGTTCGCCTCTTTGAAATCAAGAATAACGGAGAGGAACCTTCACGCCTCATTGAACTGAACATGGATGAGATCACTTCCAGTTCGACCCTGCGCAAGCGCCTATTCGGTATAGGCGATTACATTTGGATGGCCAAGGATGAGCAGCTCATCAAGCTGCTCGGATACCTGGGCAAGGTAACTGAGACTGCAGACCCTATCAAGCAGCTGGGCTGGCAGAGCGAAGGCTTCTATGCCTTCTGCAATGGTGCCATCGAGGATGGCAGCTGGCTTCCCATCGACGACATGGGCATTCTGCGCTTGACCGCAGGCAAGTTCTACCTGCCTGCCATGAGCAAGCTCAATAAAGATAGCCGAGAGTTGTACGTGAGCGAGAAAAAATTCCGGCATGAGAAGATAGTGGATAACCCTACATCACAGAGTGATTTCTTCGCCAAGGTGGTGCAGGTCTTCGGTGACAACGCCAAGGTGGGCCTATGCTTCTATATAGCGACCCTCTTCCGTGACATTGTCATCGGCAAGAGTCGTTCCTTCCCAATTCTCAATGTCTTCGGCCCTAAGGGCTGCGGTAAAACAGAGTTCGCTGCAACGCTCATGAACTTCTTCTACAAGTACGAGACGAAGTACGAGCCGTTGTCTATCACCAACGCATCCATGCCCGCACTCTCCGACTATGTCGGAGGAGTTAGCGACGCTCTGGTACACATCGATGAGTACAAGAACTCCATCACACAGAACAAGGTTGAGTGGCTCAAGGACCTTTGGAATGGTATAGGTCGCACCAAAATGAACATGGACAAGGATAAGAAGCTCGTGCAGGCCAAGGTTGACTCTGGCATCATCCTCACTGGCCAGGAGATGCCTACTGCAGATATCGCCCTCTTCAGCCGACTCATCTATCTCACCTTTGATAGGGGGGAGCATACTCGAGAGGAAAAACAGAACTTCGAGGAGCTAGAGAGATTCCGTCAGATAGGTGCAACTCACATCACTCTCCAACTGCTGAAGCATCGAGAGCAAATCCGGGCTGCATTCGGCAACTCCTGGAAGAAAGCATCTGAAGACCTCGAGAGCAGGCTGGAGAATGACAGCATCCTTGACCGTATCATGACTAACTGGAAGGTTCCAGTGGCCGCATACCTGGCCATAAGAGACTACATCGACTTCCCGTTTACATATGAGGATCTACTTCAGGTAGCAGTTAGAGGCATCAAAAATCAGAACAGCATGTGCAACACCACCGATGAGGTGGCTGGCTTCTGGAATATCATCAATGCTGCAGTACAGATGGGTGAGCTGAAGAAGGACCAGGACTTCAAGATTAAGACAGTTGGCGCATTGACCACCAATAAAGTCAAGATTGACAACTGGGCGATGCCGAAGAGCATCCTCATGATTCGCAAGGACATCACCATGGCAGTCTATCGCAAGTTAGGCAGGCAAATGGACGAGAACCTTCTGCCGAAGGAGTCACTCCTTCACTATCTGCAAATAGGTGCAGACTTCTACGGGTCAACAAAAAACCCTGAGCGATTTATCAAGTTCACTCCGAGCGGTTTGCCGGAGACAGTAGAAAAGACAGATGCCAATGGTACTATCACTGGCCGGCAGAAGATATATTATAAGGACAGGCCTCTCTGTTTTGACTATACCATGGTGGCAAACAGATATGGCATAGATCTTGACACAGAGGTAGATGGTGAGCAGGAACAGACCAAGGATACCTATGTCATGACAGATGCAGAGCAGAAGGCTCTAGGCATGGAACCTTCGCCACTTTAGTTGAAATAAGTTTTTTGTTTAGATCATATCGGTTAGCCTCCAGGGGAAGAGATTCCTCTGGGGGCTTTTTTGTTGGTATCCCGAGATTTTTCCGACCATTCACACGCGACTTTAAAAACATGTGGCATTTGTGGCAATTAGTGCAACACTGATTATCAGAGAGTTAAGAAGGTGTGTTTTTGTGGCAATTATGTGGCAATTTGTGGCAACGAGAAGAGAAGTGTGGCAAAGGTTGTGGCAATGTGGCAATTCTATTATATATTTGTGTCAATAAGAAAAGACTTATAATATTAATAATCAGGCAGTTAATATTTTTGCCACAATTGCCACAAATGAATTGCCCAAAAATGGGTTCCTTGATTTTTAATTGCAACTTTTTCCCTAAAACAAGGATTTTTAGCGAAAAGTAGATGATTTTTCCTAGAAACATAGGATTTATTCGATTATTTTTCCTAACTTTGCGGTGTTTATACAAATCAGAATATGAGTAAATTCGTAGTTTATGTAAAGGTCGAGCCATACTTGAAGCAGTGGCTCACCCATTCTTTCGGCGATCCCGTGGAATTCCCGTCCTCCAGCAACGAGAATGCTGTTCTGCGCCGGTTCCTATCTAAGCGCCCGATCAATAACCTGCCTGAGCAACCTGGAGAGCGAGATGTTGCCATCTGCATACCTTACTCCAAGTCTAAGAGCCCTGAGACTTACAACTTCCTTAGCGGTCATGCCAAGCAGGCACTCACCGAGAGCATCAACGATCTCTTCCGCATCAACATGTGGAGTGACCTCGGAGACCTCAATGACATGTCGTGTAAAAAGATGTCTGCTTTCCGCTCCTGGTGTGAACAGCAGGGTATCGACATAGAATATGCAGAGACAATCCGGATGAAGTGGTATCGCATGCGTAAGGCCTACCAAGAGAAAGGCATCAATCTCTTTAATCTTAAAAGATGCAAAAAAGACGATTTTTCATGAAAAAATCTCATCTACTATAGCCCTGTTTTTGTTCAACACCGAACAGGTGCGAACAGATGCGAACAGACGCGAAATTTTAACAGCTTATGAAAAGACTTAGTTATATCTGCTCCGTGCAGCGAATTCCTGTCAGCGAGTTGCCTTTCGAAACACTGCTAGGCAACCTCACTTTTGACATTCCCGAGAGTTATGATTGGCCGGTCGTTAAGTGTCAGAAGCCTGCCAAACTGGAAATCACAGACAAAATAGAGGATGGTCAGCGGTTCTACACCCATAAACTTACATTCCGCACATGCCGCGAAGACCTGGACATGAGCGGCAATTATGCCTATCTGGTCACCACCATCGAGGGTAAGCGCTATCTCATCGGCAACAAGGAGCGTCCATATCCTATTATAAATATGTCAGACGTTCACCCCGATTCCCTCGCATCTTCAACCATGGTCGAATACACGGTTCAGTGGGGAAGTTCTCGAAAAGCGCCTTTGTTAGCCTGATTTACGTATTTTTCCGTTGGCAATTGCCATATTATCTTTGCATCAAAAAAGATAAGCGCATGAAATACGGAATGATGATATGCGGTACCATCGGCGCTGGCTACGACTGGTGGTCGGGCACCTACGGTACACGTTCCAAGGATGTCAAGGCCTACCTTGACGCTCACCCTGACGAGGAGGTGGACATTGCCGTCTCCTCGCCGGGTGGTTATGTTGATGAGGGCTTTACCATCTATCAACTTATCAAGGATCATGGACATGTCAACGTCCACATTATGGGTATGACCGCTTCCATCGCTACAGTCTTGTGCATGGGCGCCAAACATGTTGACATGTCAGTCGGCAGCACCATGCTCATTCACAATGCCTCCACAGGAGTCACGGTCTGGGAGTCTGCCAACAAGGAGAAGCTTGACGAAATCATCAAACTCTGGCAGAAGCAGCGCAACGACCTCGACACCATTGACAAGGTCATCGCTTCCGTCTATGCCAAGCGATCGGGCAAGTCAAGCGACGAGATGCTGAAGCAGATGGGCAAGGAGAATTGGTTGAGTCCGGAGCAAGCTTTAGAGTTGGGTCTCGTAGATGAGGTCAGAGACCTTGATGACGAAGACAAGAAGCGTCAGACCAATCTCTCCAAGCGCTTCACCAACGCTTTCTGCTCCAACATGGGTTTGCCGCCAATGCCTGGAGCGACCGCTGATGAGCCATCCCAAACATTTCTCGAGAAGGTTGCCGCCTCACTCAGAGATATGTTCAAGAATAATACACAAATTTCTAACATGAAGAAAAAATTCCTCAATCTTCAGACCCTCCTCAATCGCAAGGAGGATTTTGAGGTTACCGATGAGAAGATTACTCTCACCGATGCAGAGATGCAGAAAATCGAGGATGCTCTTGCCCAGAAACAGAAGGACTTGGATGACAAGTCCGCTGAGCTCGACAAAGCCAGCCAGGAGGTCAAGGACCTGAAGGCGAAGGTAGAGCAGAAGGACAAGGATATCCAGAACAAGGATAAGGAGATCAAGGATCTCAAGGGCGCACCGGGTTCTGATACCCATGATGACGTCACACCGGAGGTTGACAACGTTGACTCTGGTGAAATCTACAATGCTTTGAAGCAGATATTCTAAAATGGCAGCTTTAGACAATACAATTGAGATTACTCCTGATGAACTGAAGACCAGCTTTGCGAAGTACCGCAAGGACATCATAAAGATGCCTGTGCGCGCTCTTGACGAGGCTGCAAAATTCATGAGCCGACGCGTGGGCGTTCGTGGCAAGGAGACTGTCGGAGAGCTCGCAGGCGACATGGAGCTCGGGCCATACTCTCTTACTAGAAAAGATGAGAATGGCGTTACCATCACAGGACGTACCCTGGAGACATTCCTTGGTTCGTGTGTCAAGCCTTTTGAACCAAATAAGGTTCGTGAGTCTATCTATGGCTCCAACGTATTCCAGGGCGAAGCGCTCAAAAACCAGCCAATCACCAAACTGATTGGAATGTTCCTGGCAGGCAAGATAGGTGAGGCACTATTCAAGTACCTCTTCACAATGAAGCGTAACCCAGCAGGCTCTGGTACCGCAGACCTCGCTGATGGTTTCAAGACCATCTCCGATGCAGAAATCAAGTCCAAGGCGATTGCTGTTGAGAAGGGCAACCTCTGCAATACAACCGCGATGACTGGTGTCAACGCTGTCGATGCTATCGAAGCATTCTATGATGCTGCCGATGAAAAACTGAAGGGCACTAGTACATGCATGTTCATGAACAGCCATGAACTCACGCTCTACCGCCGCTGTTATCGTGATAAGTACGGTAGCGTTAACTGGAACAATGAGTTCAACCACAACAAGATGGATGGTGCCAGCAACTGCACCCTCGTGGGTCTTGACAACGTTCCTGCGGGTTACAAAATCATCACTCCTGGCAGCAACATGCTCATCGGTTTGGCTACCGAGGGCGACAAGGCGAACTTTGGTGTAGAGAGTTCTCTTGACTCTCACTTCCTGGTTGACTTCGTGGCAACCATGTACTTCGGTACTCAGTTCGAGTCGATTTCCAAGGAGCGCATCCTCTTCGGTTACGACACTATCCCTTCAGAGTAGGGGATAGCTGTCCATGGTTATACATTATATTATATATTGATATATGGCAACAAAGAAAACATGTGCTTCAACCACAGACCTTTATGAGGATGTGTTGAAGTGTCCTGGAGAGAAGCGACTGCCAGGTACCAGAGCCTACGGCTTCTTCATTCCACGTCGTTACATCACCAAGTTTGCAGAGCCACAGAAGGAGACTGCAGCATCACTCAAGGATTATCTCGTCATCAAGGATAGCCACACCATTCAGGCAGACAAGAACTGGATTAAGATTGCCTTCATCACAGACAAGAGTTCCTTCTCGCCAGAGGCGCAGGGTGAGCATGGCTGCAAGACCATGAACCTCAAGGCAACAGCCGTCCTCCCAGGTACAGAGGAGGAAGCGTCTGCACTCGCTTCTCTGCTTTTGAATGAAGATGGTATCTTCATGATTCCTGAGCGCAACGGCAAGCTTCGTCAGTTCGGTGACGAGACCTTCGAGGTCGACGTTACACCATCTCAGTCTTCAGGTGCAGGCATCTCTGACGAGACCAATACCACACTGGAGATCTCTGCCAGTTGTGAGACCATGCCTCCTTTCTACTTCGGTACCCTTACAACTGCTGAAGGCACCATCTCTGGTAAGGATTGCAAGCCAGTGGAGGTCGCTGCTAGTACAGACGGCCATTAACAATGGGATTCGATTTTCCTACATAACTACTATCAGTGGCGGGGCGATGCTTACATGAGCTCGCCTCGCCATTTTAATTTTCTTTTTTTATGAATGATCCGAAATTCACAGAGAAGTTGAAGAAGTGGTTTGACTGCGAGCATACCGATGCCAACATCAGGGAGGGAGCGCTGCTCCTCCTTCAAATGAATAACAACCGCCACCTCTATCAACTCATCAACTTCGACCCACAGGGCAAACTCGAGTTGCTCAAATATGAGCTGCAAAAACATCTCAACTATCGCATCGAAGGCATGACCATCGATGATGTCCGCAACTATGACAAGGCAGTCACGCCAGTTCTTCAGACTGCGGTTGACAAGACCTCAGAAGCAGACAAGATTGCAAAGCAGCTAGCACCTCATCTTCCGGTCGTGGAGTCAGAAAACCTCGATTCCATCGTGCCTTCAGCCATCGTAGCCAAGGGCAAACGAGCAGACCATGACCAGTTGCCAGATAACATCCAGGCTATTTGGGAAAACAACTGCGCTCTGTGGAAGAAAATCAAGGAGCACTTTGAGGCTTGCAAAGCTTACGACATGTCATGTGACAGATACGAGGGCTTGCATGCTGCCGACGAAGACTTCAAACGTATGCTCCTTACACTCAAGGAGGAGTACTATGCATACAAGCAGTCCATGGACGTCTACGACCATGCCAAGCCGGGTGATGCCGAGGAGAAGCAAGCGGATGAGCAGCCAGTAGCTGACATCACCTCAAAGCAGATAGGCAATGCTCGCTCCTACATCACCAAGAACCTTAACCAACTCATTGGATTCGCGGAGGCTGGCAACACAGACAAGGCTGATGCCTTGCGAGCTAAGGTCAATGAGCGTGTGCAGCTCTTGATTACAGCAAAGGCTGAAATCACCGCAGATACCATCGCAAAGCTTCAGCAGGCTGGCATAACCGTTGAGCAGCAGGCTTCAGACGATGACGAGGAGCAGCCAGAGAGTGCAGAAGAGGAGGTTACAGATGAGGGCGAAGCAGATACAGCAAGTCCTGAAGCCGCTTCAGCAGAGTAGCTCGCAGGTCTTCCTTGGCCAAGGTCTTCACACCCTTGGTCTGTTGGGGTGGATTCTGGAGCAGACAGGTGCAGCGCACATTGCCGTCACCACCTTCTCCACATCCGAAGCCTTCCTCTGTGGAGTCATCAACCTTCGCAAGCGAGGGTTGGTTGACTCCTCAGTTTTGGTTGCGGACATTAAAGCTTCAAGTAAAACTTTAAAGCTAAGTCGCTTGATGACAGAGGCTTTTGATGAAGTAAAACTGACGCTCAACCACTCCAAGGTCATGCTCGTTGCTAACAACGAGTGGTTAGTCTCTGTGATAACATCTCAGAACCAGACCTATGGTGATCGTGCTGAGTGCACGTTCATCACGACTGACAGAGATGTCTATCTCAATCTCAATAACATGTTAAATAATTTGCTGGATGATACGACAACAATATCCCTATCTGGAAGAGAGTGAACTTTATCTGCAGACGGTCTATGACCTGGCAAAGACCATGACACCGGTCGAAGAAGTGCCCATCATGATGGAACTGCCTCCCGACGAAGCCATGGCCATGCAGTTGGAGCTGCAGGAACCGCGCTCACCCTATCGACACCGCTACCTTAAAGGTTTAGCGGAGACCGCTAATGATTTACGCATCAACAATATAGCGCTCGCCAAGGTTGGCTCTCCTGGAGCCTACCAGTCCATCATGTCGCAACTCTCGCAGATTATGGCTAACCTCAGTTAGATATGAGTCTACCAGTCAACATTGATGACTACATGAAGTACATGCCTCTCAACGAGGATGAGCTTCAGGAACTTCACATCTCTGCCATCGTCAAGGCGAGAGTGGAGCGGCTGCGTGGCTGCTACGCCTTCTGGCTGCGCTATCCACGCTTTACCGTCCGGGAGATGGTGGACCAGGATAAGGCGATGTTCGGGGTCAGCGAAAGCCAGGCTTACGATGATATTCATCTCTGCCAGCTTATGCTCGGTAATCTCAATGCGGCATCAAAGGAGTTCTGGCGATGGAAGGTCAACCAGGAGATAGACGAGGACCGCAAGGCTGCTAAGGCTGCCGGCGACTTCCGGGCGCTTGCCGTGATGCAGAAAAACCGCATCAAGAACAACCGCACAGACACGCCTGATGAGCCAGAGCTGGCATTCGACAAGATTGTTCCTGTTGAGTTCCGCATGACAGATGATCCGACAGTCATCGGTTTGCAGAAGATTCCAAATCTTCGTGCGAAAATTAAAAAAATGGAGAAGCGCTACTCGATGCCGGACATCGAGGATGCTGACTTCGAAGAACTTCCGCCAGATGATGACAGCAAGACCTAAGGAATTATTTTTCAACGACGTGCAGTCTCGAGTCCTACAGCTCATGCCCAAGACTCTCGTCTGCGAGTGGGGCCGTGGTACCGGAAAGGGTGTGGTCGAGGCTGGCCGCATCCTCTATGCCGTGCAGCACATGCCAGGTTCATGCCTTGGCATGGTGGCGCCATCGGTCAAACGATGCCAGACCAACATCCTTCCTTCAGCTCTGGTCCACCTCGAGGAGTGGGGCTACAAGCGCGATGTCCACTACATCGTTGGCAAAAAACCGTGGAAGGCGCTGCACTGGCAGGAACCGCACTTCCAGCCCATGAACTGGGAGAATACAGTAGCCTTTTATAATGGCAGCTACCTCAACATCATCTCTCAGGACCGCAGCGGTACCTCCAACTCCCTCTCACTCGACCATGTTTTTATCGACGAGGCGAAATTTATTGACTGGGAGCAGCTCAACAATGAGACGCTCCCGGCAAACCGTGGAAACAAGCAGTTGTTCGGTGACTGCTGTCTCCACCATGGCTTGACCATTACTTCAGATACTTCAGCAACAAAGAAAGGTTCCTGGTTCATGTCGTGGGAGAAGAAGATGGATAAGGAGCTGATTGCTACTCTCGAGACGGTACTGGTGCATCTGCATAGCATCCGAAACAAGCTGGCTGCTCACCCAGAGCGGTACGATTACTACATGTCGCAGGTGCAGAAATACGAGAAGGTTCTGCACTCCCTCCGCTCCTATGCCCTGGTGTATTCCAGGTGCTCGAGCATCCAGAACCTCGCAGTTCTAGGCGAGGACTTCATCAGACAGATGAAGCGAGACCTGCCAAAGATGACCTTTTTAACGAGCATCATGTGCCAGCATGTCGGCATCGCACAGGATGGTTTCTACTCCGGGCTTGACGAGGATCGCAACTTCTATACGGCACCGAACACCAGGTTCCTCAATGACCTGCAGTATAAGTTCGACCCTAAGCACGACAAGCCGGACTGCCGCATGGATGGCGATCTGGAGGATGGTTTACCGCTTATCATCGGTTCCGATGCTAACAACAACATCAACTGTCTCGTAGTCGGGCAGGTGGGTTCTGATACCAAGTTGCGCATCGTCAACTCATTCTACGTTAAGTATGACAAGAAGTTGCCTGAGCTCGCTCAGGACTTCTGCGACTACTATAAGTATCTCAAGAACAAGCGAGTCATCTTTTACTACGATGCAACCTTCGTGGGAAACTCCTATGCAACCCACAACGATAAGTTTTACCAGATTATCACCAAGGTGCTCCGACGCAATGGATGGCTCGTTACAGAGGTCTACATCGGCAAGCCGATGAACCATCTTGAGAAGCAGTTGCTCATCGACCGCATGTTCAAGGGACATGCACGCCACATGGTTCTCATCAACCAGGACAATAACGAGGACCTGATCATCTCCATCGAGAGTGCCGGCTGTTACAACAACGGCAAGGATAAGCGAGGCGAGAAACTCGTGGAGACAGACGAGGACAGGCTGGAGAACCGCACCGACTTCTCCGATGCATTCGATACCGTCTGCATTGGTGTGGACAAGTTCCCTCAGACCGTCCTCTACACGGGAGGCATGAGCAACTATTACCCTAGATAGGCTTTTTTCGATAATGATTTATATAGTTTTAATGTAGTTTATTCTTTATTTATTTTATGATTCCTTGGCTGCTTGCTCGTGAGAGTAGGCAGCCTTTTTTCTTTCCGGGTGTGTAAGAAAGCGGTATCTCCGATGGTTGTTTGATGCTGTTCCGTACTTTTTTTATTGCATTCTCCGCCGCCCGTCATGTGTTCCCATCCGAAATTTCCTATGCAAAGGTAGCTTCTGGCGATTCAAACCTGTGCATGAACCTGTGTTAACTAAAGCCAAAGGTTCTTCACGCTTCACTAAACCTTTACCTTTTGTTAACACAGAACCCCACACCTGTTTGCCTCTGCCAGCGCATTTTGAATGCATAGGAAAAATCGAAAGGGCACACCGGGCTTTGAACGGAATGCAATTAAAAAAAATACTCCACAGCAGGAGTGGGAAAAATCTCTGGACTCCCAAACATTACCAGAATACAATTTCAAATTTTATAAAATTTTTCGATATGAGACAGAATTATTTCTTTGAGTACGTTCCGAATGCTTACATCAACCTTTGCGTTGACAAGGCACAGCAGATGGCAAACAACCGCTTCGTTTACGACTTCAAGGCAGGCGACAAGGAGGCGGTACAAATCTGCGCTGAGTGGCTAGTTCGCTATCTTACAAAGCAGTATAGCAGTATCTTAGAGGACTTCGTTGTAGTCTTTGCTCCATGCAGCACCCAATGGAAATATAACAAGCGATTCGGCTATCTCGCAGCCATCCTCAATGCAGCAGGCATCGTGACCGCAAACGAGCACGTTCACATCTTCGGCGAGCGCAAGCCAACCCACAACGGAGGCAGCCACTTTGTTAACGAGGATATTTATCATGTTTCGGTAGATGGCGAGTACTTCAAGGGCAAGCAGGTTATTCTTTTCGACGACCTGCTGACTAGCGGCAAGACCATCGAGGACTTCAGAAGCAAGTTGGAGGCGGCAGGCGCTTATGTGGAGAGAGAAATCTTTTTGGCTCGCACAGTTCACCACGACCCGATAAGCAACAGAGGCGTGCTGCAGGAGATGGAAGACGGCTTCTATGAAGCCGTAGCACGTTCTAAGAGATGTTTTCCGCAGGGCGTTGAGATAAACAAAACAAATAATAACTATAATAAAGTAGCGTAATATGAAGAAGTACAATGATATACTAGCAGACGAGCGTCCGGAGTTCAAGGCGGCTAATTACGGATTTGATACTCTCAGTAACACTGAGTTGTTATCCATGATTATTAATCGGGGAGCCGGGACCACTGAGAGCCTAAGACAGGCAAGGCAGTTGATGAACATCGCAGACGGCAGTCTGAGTAATCTTGCAAAGTTATCCATTGACGAAATGCAGGTAGTGCAGGGGATAGGCGACTGCAAGGCGCTTGCAGTACTCGCAGCCATCGAGCTAGGCAAGCGCAGAGCACTAGAGCGCATGCCGACAAAGCCAGACCTAGGAAGCAGTCTAGCCATCTACAACTACATGCTTCCGCAGATGGCAGACCTCAAGGTGGAGCAGGCACACGCCATCTTTATGAACCAAAATTTCAGACTCATTAAGAGCGTGAAACTGAGCGAGGGAGGGATAACAGAGACTTCCGTGGATATTCGTATCCTTATGAGGGAGGCAGTCTTGAGCGGTGCAACCATCATGGCATTCGTGCACAATCACCCATCGGGCAACACGCAGCCAAGCAAGGCGGACGATATGCTGACCCAGCAGATAGCCAAGGCTAGCCAAATCATGCGCATCTTCTTCATGGACCACGTCATCATCACAGACGGAAGTTTCTACAGCTATCACGACAAGGGCAGACTATAGGCACCATGGGCAACGTGATGGGAACACGTTGCCCTTTCACTTGCTTGCAATCTTGCTGATAACCGCGGATGAAGGAAGGGGATAGAGATAGCGAGAGCGATGGCAATTCGGGGCAGCAGTCGGGGATAGGGGCAATTGCCACAAGAAAAATCCCTTACATATACCGCTCCAGTCAGCCGTGGCAATTGCCTCCGAGCGTAGGGCGGTGGGGGCTATGCTTACAGCAAGGCACGCCCTTTTTTGCATCAACTTTTCAAAAATCCGTGATTTTCAACAAGTTGGCAAAAATGACCGTGGAAAATTGGTGCAAAACACCAATTTTCGCAATCGGTTTCCAACCGATTGCCGCCCGAAAAATGGCGACTTATGACAATTCCTGCAGAATTGCCACAAGAAACGCGCCATTTTTCGGGCGACCCCTCCATTGCATTCCGGGGTAAAAGAGGTAATAACATTGTTTGACATCATTCAAGAATGATGAGAAAAAGAGGTAAAAACCGTGTTTGAAGGGGGTGAAATGTTAAATAATACACAAATGTTGAAAATAATCACGAAAATATTTGGTTATTCAACAAATGTTTAGTACCTTTGCATCGTGTTAATAAAGATAGTATATGGCAAGAAGAAAATCTAAGGAACTCAAGGAAAATGAAGACGATTTGCTTTTCTACCTAGAGTATTGGCAAGAGTTCCCCGATACCTTCAAGAGGGTAGCAGAAAAAGAAATCGCAGAGTTGCAAAACAAAATTAAAAACAAAAAGAAATGAGAAAGCCCCTTCGGGGGCTCTCATTCCTTTAAACTTAAAAAATATAAGATTATGGAATATACAGAGATGATTGATAAGGTGAAGGCTTTGGCTGCACAAAACAGAGCTGCCAAGACCGCAGAGGATAAGGCGGAGGTTCGCCGTCAGATGGATGCACTCAAGGAGTCAGACCCTAAGGCTTTTGCCGTGGCAGTTGGCTACATGGCTAAGACCACAGAGCAGAAGGTCAAGGAACTGACCATGGCAGAGAAGTTTGGTGAGATTACAGATATGGTCTCCATGGCTTACATCGCAAAGGCTTACTTTGGCAAATCTCGCTCTTGGCTGGCACATAAGATGAACGGAAACATAGTCAACGGAAAGGCATCGCAGTTTACTCCTGATGAGCTTGTTACTCTCAAAGGTGCCTTGCAGGATATGGCTCAGAAATTTGGCTCGCTTAGCCTTGCTATTTAGGCTATCTTTATTTAACACATCGTCCCCGACACGATTCCGTGCCGGGGACTTCTTATTATTCACATATATTTGATATTGATAAATGATATTATTACAAAATAATGAGACCTGCAGGCAGGCTCGCCTGATTCTCCGTGAGCTCATCAAGGGTGACAAGTCACGTGCGCAGCTCTGGGGCTCGCTGGTTGACAACCAGCTTGATGATGTTGACTTGAGGTTCCTCCTACCACCATTGGCCAACGAGGGCTACATCGAGGAGTCTGAAGGCATGTGGCATATACTGGACAAGGGTGTGAAGTACATGCAGAATTACGACAGAATGATGCTGGAGAGCGCAGAAGGCTATCTGGAGGGTAGACTAAAGGACACCAGTGAAAATCCTCAAGAGCGCAAGCAGGAGAGTGAAAGGAGATGGAATAGGAAGATGACTGTGATTGGAGTCATTCTAGCCCTATTATCCGTGTTAGCAGCTTACACAGAGCCTCTCTTAGAGAGGGCATGGCAAGCGATATTATCGCTAGTGATTGACAAATGACTATGATATAGAGAGCCTTGATACGGCTCTCTATACTGTCAATATTGGTTCTTGACTTTTTCATACCTTAATATATTATGTTATACACCGCAAAGTTAGGAAAATAATCGGAGAATTTCAGAGAAAATCGGAGAAAATCAGAGAAAATCGGGGAATTTCGGGGAATTTCCGAGGAAAATGCACGGAAAATCGGGGAATTTCCGCGGAATCCATTCCTCGAAGTGGCAGAACCGAAGGAAGATCCTGCGGTCGTTTCCGGTCATTTCCGGTCGTTTTTCCGGTCATTTCCGGTCATTCCTGGTTATGATTCCGAATGATTCCTCAAAATCATTCCTTTTGATTCCTTTTCATTCCTCAACCCCTCGTTTTTATGCTCTAAAACATAAAATATTCGATTTCTTTAAAATTTCTCGCTTTTTTTTTGGCGGTTCCAAATATTCTTCGTACCTTTGCCAACGCTTATAAGATAGTAGTAATCTACTCAGCGATGGCGACTGTTTCGCCTAGGCTTCACGCCGTGGGCTTTTTTTATGCCTATAAAGTATCATTTTCCCGGCAGCGGGAAAAAGGTCTTTTCAATATGGCGGTTGCATGATCCGTAAGATACTTGCCCTTCGCTGGGAAAGCTACCATCTTATAAGCAGCGGTGAATGTGACCGCCACCATTGTATTTATACATCAAGGTCGGTCTATAATGCTTATAAGATGGCAATTATGCAGAATTCAATTTTAATTAGTGATGCGCAGGTGAGACCTGCAGGCATCAGCGTAGAGGAGGGTATCAATGCCCTCAAGTGTGAAATCAAGAAGCTAGCCAAGACCAAGAGCGAGACCTTCAGCTATATCTGCGGGGAGACCGTGACCTATGGAGAGGTTTTGCTCACCATGGTTGGTTTCGCAGCTGTGATGGCGATGGTCATGATTGGTGGTTTCATTTTCGGAGGTGAGGTAGCATGATGAAGAAAAGTAGAAACCGCAGAAGACGCACAGCAAAGCTGACAACCAAGGACATCAGCAAGTGCAAGTACTTCATGAATATTGGCAAAAAAATGAAAGCCCATAAGGTGGAACTCAAATTTCAGAGAGACAATAAGACTATTGGTTCTGTTGCATTCATCGAGGATGCTCCACATAAGCAGACTGTTATCCGATGGCATGATCATCGCTACTTTACTCTTCGATATGGGGCTAAGGAGGCTAAGCAACTCAATATGACTTTGGCCAAGTGGAAAACCATAAACAACGATTAGGCATGAAAAAGAATAAGAAGAAAGTCAAGATAGACGTTATCTTGCTATATTTCCGCCGCCGTCGCATTCGCGCTGCGCTCGAAAGACGCTGGTGGGAGCTTGATATCAAGCGTAAGGAGCTATACAAACTCGTGGAGTACGCCAAGATTCAGTCAAGATACTGTGTTAATCAAGACTGCCACCGCATTGTCGGCAGATACCTCAGAGAACTGGAGCGAGAGGAGATACGTGTTACCAGACTTCAGACCAAATACGACCTTTGGGCATCCCGTCTGGGCTACTGGGTTGACCTCTATGAGACGGCATTGTACCGCCTGCACCCTGGAGACAGTATTTAAGTTTCACCCTTTAAAAAAAAGAATATTATGCCAAGAAATACAGATTATTTCGACAGCGAGCAGTTTGAGCAGGATCTGCTCAACGCTTACTTCCACTTCCGCTGCAACCTCCCTATGAAGGATGCAGACACCGGTCTCGACTACAAGAAGAGTTTCAAGACCACCCAGGATATCGCCACGGAACTTGATGACATGGGCGGTGTCAGAATAGAAGCCGTCAACCAGTATCTGCAGGAGCATGGCTACTATTTAGCCACGCAGCCAGACGGAACCGTGGCATGGGTTATTTGGGAGAGAGTTGTCAGGCCAGACAGCCTGGTTTAAGTTAAAAACTCATATATTTTATTATACTACCATGTGTTATGCATAATTTTTCGTACCTTTGCAGCACGAAAAATTTTACAAAGTTTTGAAAAGCTTTGATACGGCTGGCCGCCCGTGAGGGTAGTCAGCCGTATTTTTATTTTTACCATCTCCATATTATCTTTGCATCAAAAAAGATAATATATGACCATCACATCACTTCCGTCGGGCAGTTTCTTCCTTGAGAACATCCCCGACATCGATATTCTTACGGCCAAGACCCGCCTGCTCGTCACCATCAAGATAGGTGATGATACCATCTACGATGAGTATCTCTATCCTGCCGATGGAGAGGTCAGAGTGAGCGACCTTGCCGACATCTTCCGTCCCTATGCACGCCGGAGGCTGGCAGTCACAGCCACCATCACCATCGCCGAGCAACAGGTTCCGGACTCCGGAGACACCGACTCGGAAACAGTCACCGATACGCAGACAGCCAACCTGCAGGTCTACTATTCTACCGTAGACATCGTGGGCGTGGACTGCTCTACATTCCTCACCACCCACTTCCTCACCCTGCTCGATGGACACAAGACCACCTACATGGGGCGACTGGAGTATCTTCACTACATGGGCAAGGACTCGGCAACAGTCACCGCACACTACGCCGACAAATCTACGAAACCGTTTACCGCACCAGCCGTCGGCGGCAATGACATCTACACCACCATCGACGTTTCTCCGTCTCGTTTCGAGACCGAGGGCACCGACCTTCTCTACTACGTGGTAGAGGCAGGCTCACGCTCCATGACCCTCATCATAGACAGCGAGGAGCGAGATGTGGCGCCTACTCTGCTCTTCACCAACAGTTTCGGCTGCCAGGAGCTCATCTACTGCACAGGCAAGCACGAGGTTGATCCGCAATACACCCGCGATGCAGCCTACATGGGCGGCATCAGGGTAAACTACCGCATCACAGAGCAGCGCACCTTCAACGCCGATACGGGCTATCTGGGCACGGACATGGCAAACTGGGCAGATGACCTCTTCCGCTCAGCCGAGGTCTATCTGGTCAACTTCATCGGCGGCGTTGCCAGGGTGGGCAAGCGTGTCACCCTCTCTGACTCCAAGTCCAAGCGCGACAACCTGCGCGACAGCGTGCCACGCTTCACCTTCAGCTACACCTACGCACAGCGTCAGCACAATGTGCTTGACCTGCAGCGAGCCGGCCGTATCTTCGACAACACCTTTGATAACACCTTCAACTGATGAGACGCACGGCTTACCACCTCACAGAGGTGCTGCGCCTACTGGCCAAGGCAGAGCGAGACCGCTCTACCATTAACCTGAAGGCGTGGACATCAGACGGCGAGACCGTCGACTATACAGGATGGCTGGTCAGGGGCAGCAGTTGGCGAGGCGGTTTCCACCGTCTCGTCAATCCGGCAAATGCCGAGGTTCGCACCGTTCCGGACATCTACATTCACCAGTTCCTGGGCTTACCAGTATATTTATGACATGAAACAGAAAAAATATCAGCTTCAGCAAGTAGGAACCAGCGGTTCCTACAGCCGCTACGCTCTCGTGGCAGAGGGCGTAAGCAGGGTAACAGACTCCACCACCATCGAGCAGCAGTATGGGCAGGATACCAGTTTCCTGGGTTCCGGAGAGGTGGGCGATGCCACCACGGGCATCCTGGAGACTTCAGACGGCAAACTCTTCGAGTATGTCAACTATGGCGATGACAACGACATGCCATACATCCTGCAGCAGTTGATGCGCCGCAACATGGTGGCGCAGCGAGCCATGGCGTTCAACGTCCAGTGCTGCTACGGGCAGGGCTTACGCTTCATGGACCGAGAGACAAAGCAGGACACCACCGACAGCGAGATCCGCGACTTCTGCCTGAAGAACTCCATTCATGAGGTCTTTATGCAGCAGGCAACCGACATGAAGTTCTTCTTCTGGTCGGTAGAGGTCATCATCCTAAGCCGTGACCACTCCAAGATAGTCAATATCCGCCACAAGGACGTTTCTTATTGCCGCCTGGAGGTACCAAATGACAAGGGGCGCATAGAGCATGTCTTCTTCGGTGACTTCCGCAACATCATGTCGCCGGTACATACCGAGGTCATTCCGCTGCTCGACTTCTACGACCCGCTGGGCGACCTCATGGCGCGCATGGGCAAGGCTCCCGACCCATACACAGGCATCAGGGGCAAGGCACCCGAGATGGGCAAGGACTGCAAGTTTGCCATCATATCCCGCATCCCGACACCCGGACTGCAGTACTATCCGATACCATACTATGCCAGCGTCTTCGACGATGCCTGGTACGACATCTACCGACTCATCGGTATCGGCAAGCGCTACATGATCAAGAACACGTCCGCTCCTCGCATCCAGATAGAGGTGCACCGCGACTACTGGGAAGAGCTCTGCAACAACGAGGACATCATCGACCCGGATAAGCGCAAGGAGCGCATCCTGCAGGAGAAGGACAACATCATCAACTTCGTGTGCGGACCGGAAAATGCAGGCAAGGCACTCATCACGGGCTACTACTTCGACCCCAACGGCAAGGAGCAGCGCATGGTGCGCATCATCAACCTCTCAGAGGGCAGCAAGAAGGAGGGTGGCGACTGGGCAGACGACATGAGCGAGGCATCCAATGCCCTCTGCTTCTCGTATGGCGTGCATCCAAACCTCATCGGAGCCACACCAGGCAAGAGTCAGATGAACAATTCCGGCTCAGACAAGCGAGAGCTCTTCATCCTCAAGCAGTCGCTCGAGAAGGCTTGCCACGACATCATGTGCAAGCCTTACCACGTCATCTCCCACTACAATGGCTATGCCGACCGAGGAGTGACCGTAGACGTGCCGATGATAGAACTCACGACACTCGACAAGAATAAGGACCAACAGACATCAATAGTTTCAAACAATAATGGCAAAAATGAAGATTCAAATCAGCAAGGATGACTTCGAGCAGAGCATCCTCGTAGCGACAAGCTCGCACTCTGAGGTGTTCGAGTCTGTGAGACCTCATTTCTATGAGGCATACAACAATATTCAGAAGCGCTTCCTCGGCTACGTTGGTGAGGAAGCGCTGGAGACAAATGAACGGCTATCGGCTGCAGTTGTCAAGGCAGTGTGCCTGACTGCATTCCTCGGCAACGTTCGCCATCTCGACCTGGTACTCACTCCGACAGGCTTCGGAGTAGTTGCCAACAACGAGGTCTCTCCTGCATCATCTGCGAGAGTAGAGGCGCTGATAGAGCAGTGTATGGTCGCTTGCTTGAAGGAGGAGGGCGAAATGATTACCTTGTTGTCTGCAACAGAAGGGTGGGGAAGCAGCCTGCAGGCTAAAATGAGCATACCGCTTCTGGTCTTCAGCATCGAGCAGTATGCCTTCCAGGTGAAGCAGGAGCTATCATCCAAGCAGTGGAAGGATAAACTGTCAGCACTCTACGAAGCTGATGGGGTGATGCGAAGGGTCATATCTGACGAGCAGATGGATGATCTGCTAGAGATGGAGCGGGGAGCCAAGGACAAGGATGACACCGCTGTAGAAATCATCTTCAAGGTGCGCAGATGCATGATCTTCCTGGCTGAGGGTTTGCTGACAGCCTATTCCAACGAGCGTGCGAGACTGCTCAGATACTTTGATGCAAATCTCGATAAATTCCCGTTATATGCGAATTCATCGGCATATAAGGCTAATCATTTCAAAGAATTTCAGAATGAAAAATCAAAACCTGCCTTCGTTTTTAATTCATAAAGATGGTACACAAGAGTTCAATTTCAAGGCGCCGTCAACGTGGGCGGAACTTTCAGAGGAACAGTTGCGCTATGTCCTCTACATCTTATCTTCGAATAGGGACAAGATTGTCGCCAAATGCCACCTCCTGGTTAGATTCTGCGGTCTTGAAGTACATAAGCACACCCGTACAGGGTGGAAATGCAGCGTGCTCTGTTCCGTTCCCGGTGAAATGCCAAAGAGGAAAGTCCTATACATTAGCAGCGCCGAGATTCTGTCGCTTCTCAAAAATTTCGATTTCATCGACAAATTTACCGATTTTCTGCCTTTGCAGAGAGCTAGTGATGTTTTTCTGACGGCAGTTGACAGCATGCTTCATGATGTCAGCTTCTACGATTACCTCAACATCGAGAAGAACTACCAGCTGTTCATGCTTAACCAGGAAGACAAGTTCCTCAGCAAGATGGCGCACCTCATGTACAGAACCGCAAATGGTTCAGCCGATGAAACCGCCCATTTTGAGCCTTATGAGCTTCTGGGCGTCTTCATGTGGTTCTCCAGCGTCAAGGAGTATTTCGCCGCCAACTTCACGCACTTCTTCAAACCGGCAAGAGAGGGTGGAGAGCTGCGCCGTGAGGACATCCTTCCAGCCATGCAGGCGCAGATCAGGGCACTCACCGATGGCGACGTGACCAAACAGCAGGCAGTCTATAATACCGACTGCTGGGCTGCCCTCACGGAGCTTGACAACAAGGCACGGGAGGCAGAGGAGTTCAAGGAGCGCAACAGGCAAAATAGTTAAAATTACAGCACATGACAGTAAAAAACTTCGATTCCATCGCATATTTCAAGCAGCTGGCTGCCGAGTGCAGAACCTGCAGGGATTATAATTTTGTCGCAACAGAGTGTTCCGGACCTGATTCTATCCAGGGAGTCATGCAGCAGTTCCGCAAGGCATCCAACTTCATCATGGTATCAGACACCGTTGACAGCAACACCCATTCCATCGGAGAGGGCTTCTTTGACCGCAACGTCTATACCGTCTGGATCCTGGCAGGGTACCGACACGATGACATGGCAGACCGAGAGGCGAAAATGAATATCTGCAGATATATCTTCCGCCAGTTCCTCAGCCGCATGCTACACGACAAGAGCCGTGAGGCATACGACGGGCAGATGGAGTTCCTGGACCTCACGCAGGTCTATTCGAGCGAGCTGGGCAGATGGTCCATGAATGGCGTCACAGGACTCTACTTCATGGTTACATCAGACGAACCTATCGATATACAGTATGACGAGAGCCTATGGCAGACGCAGAAATAGACGACCTCCTCAGATATGAGCGAGGATGGGCTAATGCCATGGGCGACTATTGGCGAGAGCGCATGGAGCGGCTTCGTACCATCGATACCGGCCGACTCTATGCTTCCATCAAGGCGCACCTGGAGCAGGGTTCTGTCACCACCATTGAGCACAACTTCCTGCAGTACGGTATCTATGTAGCTGCAGGAGTAGGACCGGCACATGAGTGGTACAAGTGGACCGAGGCACAGGGAGGCGAGAAAGTCCACCGCATCAATAACGGCGACCTCAACTTCCTGGGCGATGAATACCGCCGAGACAACAATCTCGATAAACCGAAGAAGGTGGGTCCAGCCTGGGGCGGTCGTGTCGCCGGTGGCGAACCTAAAGGCCGCCGCGACTGGTTCTCTCAGAAGTACTACTCATCTGTCATGAAGCTCAACGAGCATGAGGCAACCTTCTACGGCGACCGGTACAATGGTCTGATGGCATCAGCCCTAACCGAAATTTTCAGGGGCATAGGAGCAGCACGCAACCTCTAGGGAGCGTATTTTTACCGATTCCATCGAGATATTATCTTTGCAACAAAAATAGCAAATGGCATACAAATTAGACAAGAGTGCACTTCAGTCCCTCTTCGAGGGCATCAGAGACGAGCGGCGCCTGCAGGCTAACACGGCAAACCGCATCGGCAACGCTTTCCTCTCGCTGCTGCACTTCTGTGCTGACGAAACCTCCGATGCCTTCCTCAGCCGCAAGCATGACGATGCAGCCGAGGGCATGATTACCTTCCTGCGTGGACTCATCTCCGAGCAGATGGCGCAGCTCAAGGCGGGTGCACAGTTCGGTGACTTCGTCTCCGGGCTGTACAACGGCAAGGGCGCGCAGGTCGATGCCAATGGCAACGCAGAGGTTGAGAGCATCACCGTCCGCACATACATGCGGGTCATGGAGCTGATTGTCAACCGCCTGTCAGCGCAGGAGGGTGACACTTTCTTCACCGAAAGCGACACCATCGAGAGCGTTGACAGCCTGGGTGATAACTGCTATGGCCTGCACCTCCGCTCAAAGTATAGTGGATACTTCACGGCGCAGCATGTGGGCAACGTCATCAAGGGCGTGGTCAACAACATCGCCTCGGCAGCCAATTCTGGCACTTCGGCTGATTACTACACCTCCTGGATGAGAGTCAACAGCGTCAACGCGGTTAAGAATTACATCGAAGTCATCCTCTATCCTGATGCCGAAGTTCCGGCAGGAAAGAACTTTCCGCCATGTGAGCTCATGAATATCGCCCGTTATGGCAACCAGACCGATGAGTCGCTTCAGAGCTGCTTCTATATCTCCAGTTCCGAGGGGCGCATCGTCAAGCTGACGGGCGTCACCAAGCCGATACTGGATGATTACAACTACGGCATGGTCTTCGGCGACATGCCTGAGTTCGTCAAGTCGCTCGACCTTCCTATCGTCAAGGGCAGGGATTATCTCTATGCAGCCGGCATCATCACACAGGATATCATACAGATTGACTATCAAGGCAAACCGGTTGTCGATTATGTAGACCGAGGACCATGGTCAGAGACGGCAGACTATTTCTGCTCAGCTCTCAATCCGGAAACCGGTAAATACGAGACCTCCGACGTTTGGTATACAGGGTGCAAGTGGCGATGCCAGAAGACCGGTACCCATACCGCACCAAGATGGAACAATACCGACTGGGCGATGATAGAGGGTAATCCTGCCTTCACCATTGACTTTCTCGAAGACGAGACGATCTATGACTTCGACAACTTCCGGGCTCCGCTGACAGTCGTCGCATCGTTCTACGGACAGGATATCACATCAGATATCCTCGACAGCGACGTAGCCTGGACCAGATACACAGAGAACAGGGCTGGTGAGCAGAGAGTCACAAGTGACAACATCTGGTCACTCGAGGTCGGATCCAAGGCAGGCAAGGCTATCGTCCTGACCCAGTCAGACCTCTCCGTCGACAGCGAGGGAGTTCCGGCTAAGATTAAGTTCACGGCAACTGTTACACTTCGTGATGGCCTGGGCGATGAGGTCGCCCAAGATTCCATCACACTGGAATGTGTTTAATAACATATAAAAAATGAAATACAAAAGATTAGACATCAAGTACACGCCTCTGCAGGTACATTACTCCAAGTCCGTATCAGGCAGCGTTCCGCTCGAACAGACCTATGATGCTGATCAGGATGAGTATTCTCCTGATTACAGGCTGACACCATGCGCCTTGCAGCCGGTTATAAGCATGATTGACCGAGATGGCATACTCAAGAGTGGACGTGTCAACAGCGAACTGACCGACATCGCTTGGTACAGAGTTGTAGACGGAGTGGAGGGAAATGCGCTGGTAACGATACCAAAGCAGCATGTCATCACATCGTCAGGCAATGATGCAGGCAAGCTGCTCTGGTACATCAACGCAGCGCCGCAGAAGCCGATACTGCTCCGTTTCAAGGCGAAGTACCTGGACACCCGAACGAACGAAGTTCGCAATATTACGATGGACTACTCCATCAACTGCAAGAATGCGACCATCTACAAGCCGACGCTCCTGCTATCAAGCGGAGACCGCTACTACAACCCGCTCCGTGATACCGACAAGCAGGTCATCAGCGCTTCTCTGCGCCTAGGGGCTGAAGAGTGCGCTAAGGAGAAGAGACTGTTCGTCTGGGAAATTCTCCGTGATAGAGGGCAGTTCTCTGCCATTACTGCAGATGATTTAGATATCAAGGTATCTGCTGATGGCGCATCCGTCACGCTAGACCGCTCTCTGATGGGTAAGCGCATCTGCATCAGGTGTAGAGCAAGATACTCTGCAGCAGGCAATCCGGAAAGCGTAGAACTGTCTGATGCCGCACCATTCAAGATAGTCAACATAGTCCGGAGAATTCCGTTCTACGATTACGACATGCTTGATACGGTCGATGAGGTGCTTCCTAACACGAAGGAGGTAAACCCAAGGGCAACTATTTTTGACAATGTAGGGGAAATAGCAAACCCTACGAGAGAGCTGCAGGTACTCTGGTGGATGGCACCGAATAATTCGGTACACTTCGAGAATGCTGTCCTTGTCGGACATGGCATGTCTCCGAGTGTTCCTACAGAACTTCTGGACCCAAACAGAGGAGCTATACTCGCGTTGGAAGTCAAAGACCTCGAACCCTTAGCTCTGGCTATGGATGCCGACGGCAAGGTCTTCGTGGACGCCGACGGCAATCCGTTTATTTTTCACTAATAATTATTTTTTTGTAATATGGAAAGATACATCAAGGCAAACCGAAAGGTTGCAGAGTTCCTTCAGCTGACCAAGGACAGAACAGAACTGCAGGATGGCAGTTTCCTTCTGTGGTGTCAGGACATCCTGCCACTCGGAAAACCTATCGAGTTCGAGGAGACGCTGTCCAAGATTGGCGCTATCGCCATGGACGGCAAGACAGCCTGCATGGAGCAGGAGGGTGAAGTGTGCAACAAGCTGCCTGTAGCTACAGACAGCAGATTCATCATGAGAGAGGAGGAAAAGAATGAGTAGTGCAAGCAAATCGGTGAACATCACGTTCAAACAGAAGATGGGAACATTCACGCCATCTATCCAGTCTCCGGATGGAGATCTCTACCAGGAGTACCAGAAAAACGGTGATGTCGTTATCGTCTATCCCGACTTCTCGAAGTCGCAGCCTAAGCTCTATTTCGTAGTCATCTCATCGAGGGCTGCAGATGGTGTCACGACACCTGTCTCCATGAAGTTCTTCTTCAACGAGACTGAGATACCGTTCAACAGCTCCGGCAAATCGACCGGTCTCTTCGAAGGCCTCTTTGAGATTATCAGACCAAGTGCTTCGCAGTTTTTCTGGGGGCTGAAGATATGCAACAACCTGGTCAAGGCATCCAATTTTACAGCCATCAACATCAAAATGGTCGGCAAGATATCCGAGAGATCCAACCAGCAGGAGATTACCGATGAGGTACAGGCTGTATACGAGATTCCGGTCGGTCCGTACACAGGCGTAGCCTATCGAGTGTCAATCAAGGCTCCTGCAAGCGATACACACAACTTCGTGCTCAACAACAAGGATGATAGCTGCCAGCTTGAAGCCAAAACCACGCTGGCCAACGAGACCCTGACATCAGGGCTATATTATAAGTGGTACAGAGCCATCAACAGCATCACGGGTTGGGAGCAGATTGCAGGAGCTAATGGTAAGACAATTACTGTCAAGGCTTCCGAGGTCGATTGTACTCGTGAATACATGGTAGAGGTCTACAATGACAAGGCCATGGGCAAGGATAATCTGCTGGGATTTGATTTCCAGACAGTCATCGACGCGTCGGATCCGTATGACATCGAGCCGAACCCGACACCCGCTGATGAGTCTATCAGCGAGGACGAGGCAGGTAATGGCACTGTGACCTACACACCTCGCATGATTGTCAGAGGCAAGTCAGAAGCGGTGGAAACTAAATTCTATTTCACACTGAAATCCGGTTCCGGTGTTGTCCTCAATACCGAAGCAGCACGCAAGCCTACTGTCCAGTTGAGTTCTTTCGCTGTGACGAGAGAAGACTGCATACACGCAGGTTACAGCAACGTAGCATTAACAATTCAATCCGTTAAATAGCCTATGTCAGTTATCACAAGAGTGATTAAGTTCCTCCGCGTCGGTGTTGGCATATCCAATACCGACGTGGAATATGCGGAGTCAACAAGTCTGACTACAGCTCCGACAGAGGGTTGGCAGACAACTGCTCCTCAGTGGCGCAAGGGCTACTATATCTGGAGCCGGACACACTTCTACTACACCGATGGAAGTGAGAAGGTGTCCACACCGATGTGCCTTGGGACTGCCGGCAAGGATGCCATCAACATACAACTATCCATGTCGACTATCGTTCACAAGAAGTCTCAATTCGTCGGATCTTATAGCATCGACGTGCAGGCTTTCGAAGCTGGCATGGAAAAAGACTGTATTGTATCTTGTGACTTGACCAAAGATACTACAGGCGTCAGCATGCGTAGTGTCAAATATAAAAAAGGGAGACGCTTACAGATAACTATAGAAAAAAATACTATAGTCAACGATGCGCTAGACATATTAGTTGGAGTGAATGGGATATCCTATACATATAAGGTACCTATAATTACCGTTGAAGATGGTGAACCTGGAGCTAAGGGAGAGACTGGAGCAACACTTCGAGGACCGCAGTCTTGGGCTAACTGCGGCAATGGCTACAGCTTCCAGGCAGGTGCTGCAGGCGAGGAGTGGAAGGATGTTGTCTTCTACGACTCCGGTTTTTATAGCTGCATCAAGAGTCACGTCAAGTCTGCAACCAATTACCCAGGCAGTGACGAGGATACCAACAATGGCTACTGGCGACTTGGAAGCCCTTTTGAAATGGTTGTCGCCAATCTCATCTTATCGCAATTTCAGATTGTAGAAAATTTAGGTGTCCGAACAATCGAGATGAAGGATAAGGACGGCAATGTTGTCTTCAGAGCTAAGGACGGAAATCTCGATTGCAAGGGTGGTAATTTTGAGAGCATTAAGGCAACAGGTAATTTCAAGTCTAGAAATGAGAAGACCTGGAATGAAATCGAAATGAATGCTGATAAGGGTTACCTTGTCATGCGTGGACCAACTTCAGTTAATGATGATGACTGGAATTTGCCAGGCTCAGATGCAGAGATGACAGACCTTTTCAAGGTTAAATTTGAGTCAGATGGTGATACGCTGAGTCGAATTGCGACAATGGATTTATTTGGATTTGGTGGAAGGAAACGGGTGAATATAGATCCAGAATTTGGTTTAAGAATATACTCTGATGAGGGGACAGATAATGAAAGTCATCTGTTTTTGAGCAAGGATTGGATTGATTATAGTGACGGATTAGGGCACGTGTATCATCGTGATTGGAATAGTTTGCTAAAAAAAATATTATAATAATTATGGAAGGTAAAAAATTCAACTCCGTGACGAAAGTCACAACCGCCAACAGCAACCAGAGCGTGCTGCTGGCAGACCAAAATGGCAATGTCACCAGAATTGGCATAGATGCGCTTAAGGCTGACCTTGCTGTAGGTCAGCATGCCTGGTGCGGAAGAGTGTGGGACACAAATAACGCAACGCCTAAGGCGGCATCATACATTGGCTCACTTGAATTGCTGAAGGAATTGCCATACATTCTCGGACTTGGCGCATACTTGGTCAAGAATGACCACAGCCGTAGGAAGCTCGACAGCAAGGATCACCACAGATATGCTAATGGTGAACCGGCAAGACTGGATGGTACAGAGGGTCACTACCAGTGGGGCTGGGGACGTAAATTCTACGTTGTCATCAAGGATATTGGCGGATTGCACTATGAGCAGATTGGCATCAAGCCAATACCAGGTGAATACAATCTTGAGATACCAATCGGCAGTCTTTCAGCAGCAGGCTTTGCTACTATTGAGCGTAGTACCGGACGCCTGGTTAGTTACATCAATGATGCGGCCAACTATCGTGGAGGCGACAATAATGCTACCTATGATGGCAAAAACAATACGTTGCTGGGCAGACCTGCTACCGCTATGACTACAGAGCAGTTCAGAGCTGCAGCGCGTAAGAATGGCAAGGGTTGGCTTTGCACAACCATGCGACATACATCCATTGTCGCAATTCTGTTCAGTGTCATTTTCGGCACTCATTATGATCAGTATGCGGTCAATGCCAACAAGGATGCCAACGGACTCTTCCAAGGTGGACTCGGAGCAGGCTTGACGCAGATGCCGAACTGGGAGACCTACAATGGTTGGCGACCAGTTGCACCAATGAGTGCAGGCATTGAACTTGGTGATTCATGTGGAGAAGCGACCTATGCCGTAAAAAATGATGCAGGGACAACGGTCTATAATGCCAAGATTCCATGTTTCTTCGGTTACAAGAACGGCTTCGGCCATCTCTGGCGAATGATGGATGATGAGTTCTGCCAGGTGAATAGTGACATGACCATGACCCACCTGGTCGCTCCGTCTATTTACGGCTCATGGACTATCGGCAATGCTACAGGCATGAAGGCGTTGAGCAAGTCACCAGGTGGCGGTGAAGGATTTATCAAGACCTGGTCGATGGAACATCTGGAGAACTTCTGTACGCAGATTGGTGCAACAGAGTCAACCTATTCGACTAGTTATTTCTGGAATACGTCAAAAGCAACTTCCGGTTTTCGCTTGTGTTTGCGCGGTGGCTACGCTGGCTATGGTGGTCGGTGCGGTCTTTCGTCGCTCAGCGTGTACAGTGCTGTCTCGGGTTCCGGTGTGGACTACGGTGCGGCCCTCTGCGAAGCAGCATCCGAGTGGTCATTGGAACCAGTGTATTACGAGGCGGCCTAAAGTGTTCAGAGGTGTGCTGACGTGAGCAGGAGTGAGCAGGATTGACCAAGGTTCCCAAGCGGAGCCAAGGACAATCCTGAGCACCCTGCGAGCGTAGCGAGCAAACCCTACCGCCCTTGGGCGGTCGATTTTTTTTGAAATTTCGCTCTTTGACATTCTTTCATTCCGATTTTTTTCAGTACCTTTGCAGGCGGTTTTCAAACCAGGCTGTGATTCCTGCGCCGGTTTTCGCTTGTGTTTGCGCGGTGGCAACGCTAACAATGGTGGTCAATGCGGTCTTTCGACGCTCAACGTGAACAATGCTGTCTCGGATTCCAATGTGAACTACGGTGCGGCCCTCAACTTAACAAGATACTGCAGGTTAGTTTGCTTAGCTGCAGAGATTTCGGGAGTCAGGCCTTGCCTCATGGCAAAACATACACTTTAGCAGAATAGCTAGTAGATGATGACAATGGGTCATCCGGTCGAAAGTTAGGACATTAGAAAAGCAGACAACAGACACCGACCTTTTTTTATATTTACATAAAATTTTAAAAAGCAAGTGAAGAGGTTAGGCAACATTTCACAGGAGGTGGAGACTTTGCAAAATTTTCGTGAAGCATTTTTTGATTTTTCCCGACACAAGAAGTCCCGTCTCTCTGTTCAAGCATTTGAGGCAGAGTTTGAGGCAAATCTTCAAGCCCTGCTAAATGCCTATACCCATCAGACTTGGCATACATCAGACTATGAGGCCAAGCCGGTTGAAAAACCCAAGCATCGCATAGTCAATAAGTTGCCTGTTGGCGATCATGTCATTCAGCATGCAGCCATGCACACCAGTGAAGATAAGTTGAGAGCCAAGATTCCTTTCAACAGCCCAGCTGGTACCAAGGGGCGTGGCACGCATTTCTTCTACAAGATTATCAAGCAGGACATCTTTACTTCGCCACAGCAAGACACATTCTATTGCTTGCCCATGGATATACATCATTATTTCCAAAATGTTGAGCACAATTTGCTCAAGAGAGAGTACAGGTTGTATATCAAGGACCGCAAGTTGCTTGCTTTCATCGACGAAGTCGTTGACAGCTATGCCAACGGCATAGTGCTGGGTGTCAAGCTCACACAACTTTTGGGGCAACTGTTTCTGGCGAGGTTTGACTATCTCGCCATGCGGTGTTTCGACATACTCCAAGACCCCGAAAAACACGGTTATTGGCAGGCTCGCTACGTCACGGACATGCTCCTCACATGCCGCTCGGAGCAGCAAGCTATCGTTATAAATGTGGGGGAGGCCGTCCGAAAACTTAATTAGGGAAGCAAACAACTGAATTGAGCATTT